CTAGGCGTCGCTGATTGAGGTATTTGCTGACGCACCGCCTGGTTCGACATGTCCACGCTGCCTTGAAAGCCAACGGGGTTGCGGGTTGGGTTCATTGCCCCCAGTAGTCCGGCAATAGTTCCAGCGCCAAGACCCATCGCGGTAAACTGTTTATCAGTGAGCTTTGTACCTAGAGTGCTGTTGAGCAACTGGGTGATGGGGTTGTTCGCGCCAACTACAACGGGCTGCCCCGTAGCGGATACCGGCTTTCCAGCAGCGTCGATGTAAGAACCATTTGCTTTGTAAATAGTAGAACCATCTGGTAACTTTACGGGTTCCCAGTCACTGTCAAGCCCGTTGTAGTTTGCGGGATCGTCAAAGGCAAGCGGTTTAGCTGCTACGTTATCCATTTTCGGAGCTAAGTCATTTGTGTAGTCTGGCACTGTTACGTCACTATTGCCGCCACCATTACCACCGCTGCTACTAATGTCGTTTTGCGCAAAAATTCCATATGGATCGTTGTCGGGTGTAAATACGTCAAAATCACTCATTTTTAGCTCCTCAATAGTCTTAGCAGGTCATCAACAGACCCGCCGGTAGCAGCACCTATAAAGTCGGTGCTAATGTCCCCGCCAAATAAATCGCCTTGGAATGATTTTATCTTGGCATATGGGTCTTGTACAGGCGTTTGCTGCGGCTGCGGTTGTTGATCTAAAAGGCTTAATAGATTTAGCATGCCAGATTGATTAGCTTGCTGTGTCGACGTAGTCGTAGTTGGCGTAGTCGTAGTTGGCGTAGTCGTAGTTGGCGTAGTCGTAGTTGGCTTAGGCGTAGTCGTAGTTGGCTTAGGCGTAGTCGTAGTTGGCTTAGGCGTAGGTGTTACGGGTTTTGGGGTAACTACTTTTCCGCCAAATATATTTACTATTCCATTAGCTGTATGAACAGGTACGTTTTCCCCCCGAATGATCGCATCTATATCTTCCTGAGACATAGGTGGCTCGTCTTTCATGGAGGCTGGATCAATACCTATGTCCCTATAGAATTGGTCACGATTAAATTCCGTGCCACCCCCCAAATCAGCCCCTTCGTTGTCAATCCCAGTCGATATATTTGCATCGGGGAGCCCTGTAGGAGGAGTCCAAGTCTCTTCCGGTATTTCTGGAATTACTTCTTCACCGGGGCTGGTTGTTACAGTTTCAGACCCAGTTTCAGACCCTATGTCCGTATCATTAACATCGTATACAGCGCCGGGAGGTTGCACAGTCTCGGTAGGGGGCTCTACAGTCTCGGCAGGGGGCTCTACAGTCTCAGTGGGAGGTTGCACAGTCTCGGTAGGCAACTCGGCAGGGGGCTCTACAGTCTCAGTGGGAGGTTGCACAGTCTCGGTAGGCAACTCGGCAGGGGGCTCTGGCTGCTTCTGGGCTTCAACTTGCCTTTGGACCTCAGCTTGTCGTTGAGCTTTTTCAATTTGCCTTTGGGCCTCAGCTTGTCGGTGAGCTTCTTCAACTTGCCTTTGGATCTCAGTTTGTCGTTGAGCTTCTTCAGCTTGTCGGACAATCTCTGCATGTTTATCAGCCTCTTCTTGGGCTATTCTACGGAGTTCTTCTGCCTTGGCTCTTTCTTCTGCATCATGTTGCGCGCGTGCTAATTCAGCCTGTCGGTCAGCTTCAGCTTGGGCGGCAGCACGGGCTTCTTCCGCTTGTCTAGCTGCTTCCGCCTCAGCTTGTCTTTGAGCTTCTAAAGCCGCCGCTTGTTGACGAGCTTCTTCTGCAAGGGCTTCTTGTCTAGCTTGTTCTTGCCTTTGAGCTTCTGCTTGTCGTTGAGCTTCAGCCTGCCTTTGGGCCTCTTCAGCCTGCCTTTGGGCTTCTGCTTGTCGTTGAGCTTCAGCCTGCCTTTGGGCCTCTTCAGCCTGCCTTTGGGCTTCTGCTTGTCGTTGAGCTTCTGCTTGTCGTTGAGCCTCTTCAGCCTGCCTTTGGGCTTCTGCTTGTTGCTGAGCTTCTGCTTCATGGTTCCCAATGTCAGCTAGCTTAGTGATGTATTGGCTTGATATATTGTCTACGCTCTGTTTTGCAGCGGTAAATTGATCAAATTTTGCCTGAAGATCGTTCGATGCGTTAAGAAGCTGTGAAGCCAAATTTGAACCATTTGGTGATTCGATGTTAGTCTTAATTGATTGAAACTGTGAAACTTGCTGCTCTATTTCTGTCTTTTTATTATTAAGATAATCAATTGTAGGCTTATTTGCAGTGTATATATCATTAACATACGCAGTCGTGTTTTGTATGTAAGTTGCTTGTTCATTGCACACCCTTATATGATCGTTAATGCCATTCACAAGCATATTCATGTATTCGTTTTTGCCCGGAAAGTTCAGCGGGGCATAGCGATTATAATATTCCATCCAGACATTGTACGATGATCTCCAAGCGTCGTAATTTTCTTTGGCCTCGTTTATGTATCCAATTGCTGTATCATAGTTATTTTTAAATGGCGTATAGTTGTTATCTATAACATCCTTCATTTCCGCATTGCCTGCATTAATGGACGTACGCAGTTGTTCTGCGGTAGATAACTGGCTATCGTATTGAGACTTAATCGCTTCGTAATTTCCTTGGGAAGTTTTTAAACTACTGCTACTAGAGTCTAGATTTTGATATGACTTCTTTGCGGAGTCGAGGAACTCATTAAATTCTTTTTTGCCGTAGTTGGAAACGTTCTGTGCAATGTAATTTGTCAACGCCCTTGTTGGGTCTTGTCCAGATAGAGCCGCCGTAGAAGTCGCTAAAGTTGCGCCTTGGATGTACTTCATTTGGGTATTGCTTAAGCCAAATGTGTTTTGCATGTCCCCAAAAAAACTTTTCCCCGTATCCGAGGTGAATGCAGTGTTAGCGAGGGAACCGGCAGCGCCTCCTACAAACCCAGTGCCAAACGCATGCGCTATATTTCCCCCGCCCACCGCCGCAACTGTGGAATTAAAGAACGCATTGTTCAATCCAGCCGTAGTCATAGCCCCAGCAGTTCCGCCTATTTGCGAACCCACATAGCTAGTCACATCTCCAATACCAGTGGGGCCCGCAAAGTTATTGGCTCCATAAGCCAATAAGGAATTTTTGGCGATCTGTCCAATGTTCCCGCCCTGAATCGCAGTGATGGTTCCCGCTGCTAAAACTGGCGCAGTGGCGGCAGAAACTAATCCTGCGCCCGATGGCCCAAGCGCCCATGTCGCTGCCGCCATTGTGATGACTGGCAGGGGGTTGCTAATGATTTGGTTAATAGTCCCAGTGACTGTGTTCCAAGCTTGCGATACAGCGTTCGATACCGCTTCAAGTGGATTACACATTTGCAAACTCCAATACCATGGATTTGCCCCTAATCACAAAAGAGTGCCTACCTTTAAGTTTTCCAACGGCTCTTTGAACCATCTTGTTAACTATAGGCTTGTCAGATTGTGCGAATAGCTTTTTAAACCCCATCTTTCGCGCTGCTTCAATGCACTGTGCAATGTTGTTTACAGTGTTGTTTGGGCTGTCTGCATCAAACATTAGGAAGAGCGCCTCTTCGTTTTCCGCTGAAGTTAATGTGGCAAGCGTGTTGCCCTCCCGCAATCTAATGACATTTGGTTGTACAAACAACTGATTAAAGATCGTATACAACAACAACTCTGGCGTAGCTTGTGGTGGACTTCCCGCTTTCTTGTACGCTTGCTCCGCAACTTCTGGGTGATCGTGAGCAGCTACTAATAATATGTCGTTGTTAGACAGCATGTGCTGTTTGCTGTTAACGTGATGCGGCTTCATCCCACTCTCCAATTGGTTCCGTCTGAATATACAGGTACTTTAGTCGATCCACCGCCTACAACTATAGAGCCAAACGTAGGGCCAGTTGCATCAGTTGCAAAAGACCTAGCCCCTACCCCAAGGCCAGCCGCGCTTGGTAAGTCTGCTACCGTATACGTAGTGGGGATATGTAACGTATTAACAATAGCGTTTAGCTGCACAAAGTACAAACGTAAGACGTTGTTAAGCTGATCTTGGTATGCGCGCTCGTATTCATCCCGCGCTAATGGTAAAGCTGGTGGAACTACTTGATTGACATAATTTTTCATTAGGTGCCTCTACGCCCGTCAGGACGCATATCTATACGCGGGGCACCAAGCTGCCACGAAACACCAAGACCCGTGGACTCCACTTTTATAGCCAACTGACGCCCACGAACGCGAACAAACACTTGCCCTGTAAACTTCTCCACGGGGACTTCAGCCGTACGTGTTATGGCAGCATAGTTCACACCACCCTCAGAAGCAGGATCATCATACCCAGAACCCGAATTTATTAGTGGGTACAAGGTCATGGTAATAGCTGGGTTTTCTGAGGTAGACCCACGGAACGTTACGTCAGGCAAAACGCGACGGATAAACATAAAGTGGTCACCGTCCTCAATATCAAACTCAGCAGAGGTAACAAACGCTGCTATTGGCGTAGGGGTGCCAGAGGTGTTGTCGTCGTAACCTATTTCATGATCGACTAAATTATTTGCATATGTAGCAGCAAGAGGTAGGCTCCTTAAACCAGAATCAAGCCAAGCCGTACGCCCCATTGTGCCGTAGTACCAAACATTTTCAAGGTAGTTGTAGACCGCATAACGGTCAACTCTTGTCGAGTTTTTTGAACAATAGAACCACCAGACCTCGTTAAATCCTTCGTTCGTACCAGAATACACTTGGTCAAGCTGAGAGGTATTGATATCGCCAAAGATGTACTGTCGCAAGTCGCAGCTCAAAGTCTGGGTGCGTCCATCGTATTTGTAGAACTTATCTACACCCATCCAGTAAGACACACCGTTAGCAAAAGAAACAGCGTTCTGCCCTGCAACAGAAATGTTGTCGCCAACAATGTCAGCCTTCCAAATAATAGGCGCGCCTACATACTGCAAGGAGTAAAGCGACGAGTCTGTCCACACCAAAAGTTCTTGGCGAGACTGAACAGCCGTAACAATTTGAGAGCCGTGAGAAAGACGTAGAAAACCAGCTTGGTTTGTGGCTGTTGGTGCCCAGTCAGTTATCGATTCTTGGTCAGCCCAGCGAATAAGCATAGGGTCAAACAATGTTGATCCATACTCAGTACAGCCTAGAGCAAACACAAAACGGCTAATGTCAGAAACAATAATGTAGTTCTGCTTAATGGGAACGCTTGTAGCGCCAGCAAGCTTACTTGCGTTAATTCCGTGGGACGATAAATAGTGTGTACCCGACTGTGTACCCGATGTGTTGATTGGCGTGCCGCCCGGCGTAGCCGCGAGCTTGCAAGTGATACCGGAAGCGCCGACTACGTAATATACCGTGCCCGGAATTAAGCCTGTAGGCAATTTGCCAGTAGTCAAAAGTTGAACCGCAGTTCCATCAGGTAACGCAGAGGCAAAAGTGACTACCGCTGGGCTAGCAATAGTAACAGTAGCTGCGGAAGGGCGATAGCCAACACTAGCGTTCCAGTAGTAAATACCACCGCCGCGAGGGCCAAAAATTAAATTCTCGCCAAAGTTAGACTGGCTCCATACGCGCAGTGGGTCAACCCCAGTAGTGCCTACGCCCCAAGTACCAGTGCCCCAACCACCCGCACCCCAGCCAGTTAGAGGGATAGCAAACTCAGGGCCAGTATCAATCTCATAAAAGACATATACCCCAGTGCCCCCGCCAGCGCCAGATGCGGCCGCTGTACCTTTTACCAAAATTTTGTAGTAGCCGGGGCCAGTGAAAGTAATTAAAAAACTACCATTAAGCACCACGTTATTGACAGTAGGTGCGTTGTATATGTCAACATAGTTATTTAACTTAGCGCCGCTTGTTGCGTCAGTGACGGTAACTATGGTGTACGGCCCCGCACTACTAGTCTGGTTGGATCCAACGTCTGTTGTAAACGGATTAGTGCCTAATAGGTTAACTTTTTCAAACGGCGTTTGGCAGTAGTACTGCCCACCATTCGAGATGTAGAACTTAACATTGGTGCCAACACCAATCAACTTTTGGGCACCAAGAGTTATCCATGTCCAAAGAGACCGGCAAGTCCCAAGAAAAGTAGCCGCAGAAATTTGCTGCCAGCCACCAATCTTTTCAGGTGTTCCTTGACGGAACCGTATCTTGTCGGAGTCGTACCAACCATTTTCGTTGGTATATCGAGTGTGTTCCCTATTGACCCCGGGTTTAAGCTGTATCTTTTTTAAGGGCACAATTTTCCCCTTAGATAAATGGGCGCGTGCCGTTCTTATCAATAATAAGAGCTGATTTCTTAGGAGGACTATTAGCGTACGTAGGTATAGAAACATGTGTCCACCTGTCAAACTCGCGAATCACCTGCTGATATTCCAAGTCGCTGTCAATGATGGTGCGTATTACTTGGTCAGGAGTAAGGTTGGGCACCCTGATATCTGCTGCACAACCGCGCCTATGGTCGCTGGTACGCTTAGAACCTACAGCAGCGTTGACCGCCTCTGAACGAAACGCGCTATTTACCATAATAGGTCTGCCACCGAGAAGCGCTTTAATGTGCTCCAAAAACTCTGCTAGACGAGAGAGGTTAGCTATGGCATCGACAGCCACCTCATGCCCTTCAATGATACACACCTCTTTGTCTGTCGGTGTGTTGTCTAACTCGCGGTGGTCAGTATGGGTTAGTTCTTCAAAGGTGAAGTTATGGCTTAGATTCATTTCTTACCGCGCATATCTGCGAGCTTCTCTACGGTGCGACCACCAAAATACGCTAGGAAAATAATCTGGCCCCACTGGCCCAGCAACTGCACGTAAGATTCTTGGGCGTTGTAACCAAAGGCCGACATCATAGTGAACACAAAGTAAGCTACAAAAATGGCGATAAGCGCCATCGGCCTAATGTTTTTAGACAGCCAAGAGTCCGAGGACATGTCCGCTTTCCAGCGGTCGCTGATATTGGTCTGCTCTACTTCATACAGCTTAGTATCGTTAGCCATCTTAGCTAGCTCACCGTCTTGCGCCATTTTGGCTAAGTCTAGCTGGGCTTTGGCCTTCTGCTCGGGGTCAGGAATCAGTTTGTCAATAA